CCACTTACAGATTGTTCGCGTGAGATTTTGTATGATAAGATGGATACCAAGTCTCATGTTGAGGTTTTGGTTGGATCTGTCACAAAGGATCCTGTTGGGAGCATTCAACTATTGGGGATTGCAGTTGCAAATTGTTTTCCTCGCGCACATGCCAACACTTTAAATAACCAACTGATTTCTGCTGTCAATCGTGGTGCTCCAATGAAGCTTAAACTTGACAAAAAAACGTCTTTGCTGATTTTCGAACATGGGTCGACAACAATTTCGATTCCTTGTTTCCTGATTATGAGGAAATTGAGCTTCGTCCCGATTATAAGGACTGGAACTCTCGTTTCCCATTGACACAGCAAGAGCGCCATGACAAAGCATTGGCAGCACTTCCGAAAAACACTGCTGAATTTGCTGCACTGTTTAAATTTAAGGGTTTCGTGAAGACAGAAAAATTGTTGTTGTCTTTCGAAGCCCAAGACATTGAAAAAGATCCGCGCATGATTCAGGGATGCCATGATCAGTATAATGTTATTGTTGGCCCACACGTGTTTGCGATGCAGACCAAGCTTAAAAACCTTTGGCATGATAAGCACCGTCTGTATTATCCATGTGGCGCCCACGCCGAAACCATTGGCGACTGGTTTGAGTTGAGTGAGGTGTATTTTGAGACTGATTTTTCACGTTTTGACTCTTCCATTCACCCAGAACTTCTCCTATTCGAGTGCGATGTCTACGCCCGACTGGGAATGAATAAGAATGTTTTGAAAGTCATGCGGAAAAATCTGTCTTCTCGTCTGTATACATCTCAGGGTGTGATGTTGGATGTCGAAGGAACCCGTCGGTCGGGGACGCCCAATACAAGCTGTGGCAATAGTTTGTTAAATGGGTTGATCCACGCTTTTGTGATGCACAAAGCAGGTGTGCACAATTACAAAATGATCATGTTGGGCGATGACAACTTGACATTGATCAATCCGGCTGGTTCTTCCGACGCGCGTCCAACATTCACAGAACAGATCGAGCTGTTCGCCAAATTTGGTTTGAAGGCAGTCACCAAGATTTCATACGGCGGCGAAGAATACGCCGTCGAGTTCTGTTCGTCTAAATTTTGGCCAATTTATGATAATTTGGGGAAAACTCATATTTTAGGTCCTAAGATCGGACGCACGCTTGCAAAATTTGGATGGTTCATCAATCCGCCAGTGCACAAGGCTCAGCGCGATTTGATTCTCAGCGGCACTGTCACGTCCCGTTGGCAAGATTTTCGCTATTTGCCTGTTTTGCGCGTTATGGCCGAGCGA